CAGCTTGGCGGGGTCTTTCGCCAACTGCACAGGCACTGTATCCTTGGATCAGGTTGGAGTGGCGTGGGCCAAAGTCGAATAACAATGGCTCTATCAGCCTCTCGACCAGACAGGCGGCAGACCGCATGGGCGTCGGTATCAATACCGCTGCCCGTGCATTCCATGACCTGCAGGCTAAAGGCTTTCTTGTGCTCACACGGGCAGCACGGTTGGGCATACAAGGGCAGGCGACAGCACCAGAATACGAGCTAACGGAAATTGCCTTACCGCATGCGCAAATCAACACTGGGCGTCGGCTGTACTTGCAGTGGCAACCAACTGCGGAATTTCCGGTTCACAAGTCGCCTGCGAACAACCCCACGGGCAAACGGGCAAAACAAAACCCTGTCATCAGATTGGTGACGGGGCGTCATCAGAACGGTGACGAAATAACCGATCCCCTTCACCAAAACAGTGAAGGGGCGTCGTCAAAACGGTGACGAATTGGAGCAATTCGATGCGTCCAGCGTCACCAAATCAGTGACAACCTTACTTACCAGACATCAACCCAAAGAAAGAGGCCAAGATGAACGACGAACTTACAGAATTCCAGAAACACTTTGTCCGACCAATAGTCCAGGAAAACCAAAATGACCCGCTAGTCTTTATCGAACTGCTGGCGACCATGGCGGAAACGTCGCCCGTCCTCATGCAGGCAATGATGGACGCTTTGCGCCTCAAGGCCGAATGGTACCAGACGCAAGCCGATAGCGTCGGGACGCTGATTGAGTTGAACCGCATTGCTTCTGAAGAAGGCAAGAAAGGCGGTGCGCAATGACCAACCAAGAACAGCAGACCCGCCAGGCTTGTGACCAGATCATTCATGATGGCGCTCTAATGATGATTGGCCACGGGGCCAGTATCGCAACGATCTTAGATCGCTTGCTTACATTCTCTGCTGGGCAGGCATGTAAAATTGATGGGGCGTTCAATACAGCGAAGGCTTTTCGGGCCATCGCCGACCAAATCGAAGCGGGTGTATTTAACCACCTTGAACCCACTTCTAAAGACAAGGGGCATTGACTTTGATGGAGGTATCATGTTACCGTATTTGTGAGTTGAGCGGTGTCCATACCGCCAAATCATCTTCGACCGCAGCGGCAACCATACCGCGCACGAAGCGAAATCAGACAGGGACGGGCTTAGGCCTACCTATTTTCGTATTCAGCGGGTCGGACACATGAAATCAAAATATCAGAACGATATGCTAACGGCCAAACCCGTTGCTATTGAACTCAAAGCCACCGAGAGCGGGCGCATTGAGGGATATGCCAGCACGATTGGCGGAAAGCCTGATAGACATGGTGACGTAGTCCAAAAAGGGGCGTTTCGCCAGTCGCTTGAGCGCATGAGGGATACTGGCGATATGCCGGTGATGCTTTGGGCGCACGCTCAGGAGCAGCCTATTGGGCGCTGGCTTTCTATGCACGAAGACGCAAAGGGTCTTTTCGTTGAGGGTATTCTCAATCTGAAAACCGAAAAGGGTCGAGAAGCCTTTGAGCATGTAAAGGCGGGAGACGCTGGCGGATTGTCCATCGGCTTTACCACGCCTGAAGGTGGTCGCGAGTACGCGGGCGACGGCGTCTTCAACCTTAAGGCGGTTGATGTGCTTGAGATATCCATCGTTGCGATCCCTGCAAATCCCTTAGCCAGAATAACCGGCGTAAAGTCACTGGCGTCTAAAGCTGAAGCAATCGACATGCTGAGGGAGTGCGGCCTGTCTAAAGCAGCGGCTGCTCGGTTTGCAGCAGGCGGTTTCAAAGCTTTAGGCGACGATCACTCCCACGAAAAAGCAATGCAACTCGCAGCGAAGATTGACGCTGCAACGAAATCAATGAGGCAACTATGACCTATCATAACCCAGAAAGCTTGAAGTCTATCAAAGCAGTTATCGCCGCAGGTGAGCACCTACGGAAAAAGGATGCGGGCGACCCTTTCGAAATGCTTACAAAGAAGTTTGGAGATCTGACTGACGAAACGCTCCGCAAGATTAATGCAACTGACGGCAGCGTTGCAGAGGTCAAGGAAACGCTGATGGAGCTTGATCAGAAGATGGCGCGAATGGGCGGTGCCGGCGGTCAAGGGGCTCGTATTCCTACTTGGGGTGAAGAGTTCATCGACAGTAAGGGAGCGGATATCAAACAACTGTCAGAGCAAAACCAAGGGCGGGTTTCTCTGAATGTCAAAGCAACGCTCACTACGGGCGCGGCGTCTGGCGGTTCGTTGGACATTCCCACGCGTGACCAAACTGTCATGCTGCCCAAGCAACGCCTGACGGTGCGGGACCTGTTGAACGTTATCAGCATCAGCACCGGCGCAGTTGAGTATGCGTCTCAGACCACTGCACCAACCGGTGCGGAGACTGTGGTCGAGGGTGCGCTAAAGCCGGAAAGCGCGATGGACTGGGAGTTAAAGACTACTTCCAGCAAGGTCATTGCGCATTGGGTTAAGGCATCCCGCCAAATCCTTGAAGACGCACCACAGCTGCGCGACCTGATCGACAGCGAAATGCGGTACGGCCTCGCAATCAAAGAAGAGAGCCAGCTTCTCAGCGGCGATGGAACAGGGGCGAACCTGCTGGGTATGATTCCAGAGGCGACAGCGTACTCCGATCCGCTTGGCACCCCAGGCAATGAGATCGACACAGTTGGTAAGGCGATTTTGCAGACTGCCTTGGCTGACTTCCCTGCAAACGGCATCATTATGCACCCGGCTGATTGGTGGCGTATGCGTTTGCTCAAGGACACCGACGGGAAGTACATCCTGGGCGATCCTCAAGCAGTGGTTCAACCTTCGCTGTTTGGTCTGCCGGTGGTCGCTACAAAGGCGATGACCGTGGACAAGTTTCTTGTGGGGGACTTCTCCTCAGCAGGTACACTCTACGACCGTTGGCAACCGCGTGTTGAGACCGGATACGTCAACGACGACTTTACCCGAAACTTGGTCACTGTGCTTGCGGAAGAGCGGATCGCCTTTGCAGTCAAACAGTCAGCTGCGTTGACTTTTGGCGACTTTGGCAACGTGACCTAAGAGATTGGCGACGCTTATTCCCTCGCGCATTGTGCGTGTGCGTCGCCATGTGGGCCAAGGCTTGCGGGGTCTTGGCCCGACCATCCATCCCAGCACCATACCTTTAGGTGGGCATAGAATGACGAAATCTCACAAGCTTACAACGACGGAGCGCGGCCTAGGATGGCAATGGCGCAAGCTTCGCCTGACTATACTGCGTCGGGACGGTTACCTTTGCCAGCTATGTTGGAAAGGAGGCCGAGCGACAGAAGCGACCGAGGTCGACCATATAGTCCCGCGGCACAAAGACGGTAGCGACGACCCAGAGAATTTACAGGGACTTTGCTCACCCTGTCATAAGGCCAAGACTCGCGCTGATGTAAGCAATCGGCCTGCGGTCGGGCTTGACGGTTGGCCGGTATGACGGGGGGCCAAGTGAAGTCCAGTCGCCTGGGACCCGTGACCGACTCCCGGAGTAAAACGCACGATTCCCCAATTCAGAGGTTTTCAGATGCCGCGTAAAAGAATGCCCGCAAAGGTCGCAGAAATGACCGGCGACACCATCAAGCACCCTGAGCGCCATAAAGACCGCCCAGCGCCGCCTGTGACGCCTCTAGGGCGAGCACCTGAGCGCCTGAGTAAAGATGAGCGGGCAGAGTGGGATGCTTTCAGGGCGGATATGCCTTGGCTGTGCCGGTCAGATCGGCACGTTGTCGAGATTGCCGCGAGAATGTCAGTCAGGATCAGAGAAAAGGATTGCCCGCTGGGCATCTTTGCACAGCTACGGCTTTGTTTGTCCTCAATGGGGGCCACCCCAACGGATCGGTCACGGGTGAAATGGGCCGAAGACGAGTCCTACGATCCGGCAAGTGAATTTATCAATTGAGCAATATGACGCGATGAAGACCAATAGGAAAAAACATGGCTGAAAAGACCGAACGCATCGCAGTATTGATTGAGCTTGAAAATGAGAAGTTCAGGAAGAATGCCAAAGCCGCAGGCGCTTCCATCGACCGTTTGGAGCGCAAGTTTAATCCGCTGGCTGCTGCTGAAGAGCGGATGCAACGAAAGCAGGTGCAGCTGAATGCGGCACTCGAAGCTGGGACGCTCACGGCTAAACGCCA